AATGTTTCAAACAATTCAACAAGTATTAAATAGAAAAATTTCAAAAGTACCCACTATTATAACACCGAATGCTGAACATATACTTTCAGATGAAGATGCTTTTAAATGGTTAGAATTTCAAATTAATTATTTAAATAAACAAATTCCAAAAGAAGTTGGTTTTAACCCAAATGAAATGATTTCTTTTTCTGATAATTATGCTAAAGTAGGTTCTACTGATCTTAATGAAGCAAGTGATCAAAGTTATACATTTTATGTTAACGAACAATTACCAAATGATAATTATCTTGGTACTGATAAATCTTGGGCTCCAAATAGTGATAAAACTAATGGTTTTTTAAACGATCTTGAAAGTTCTAGTCAAAATACAGATTACAATTCGATACAATCTGAAAGACAATATTTTGATGATCATCAACAAAAACAACATTCTGCAGTTGGAAATATAAATTTTAAAGACAATAATTCACAAGGTAAAATTAACACACAAGATATTAACATTTTTTCAAAAAATAGACAGGAACCATCTATAGGTAGACAAGCTATAAATTTTACAGATCCATCTTTTGGATTAGCTGGTAAATTAAACAATCGTAATAATAATACGTCACTAAAATCAAAAGATTTAGATAATAAATTATCATTATTACAAAAAGATAGAGAAATGATGGATAATACCTTACAACAAAGAAGACAATATTAAAGTATATTTATATTTAAATTAAGTATGATATGCCGATTATTATTTTATTGAAATACCATAAGAAACATGAATAATATTGTTTATATTTTTTTAATATGTTTAATTGTTTATTATTTTTCAGATGTATTTAAAGAAACATTTTTAGTAGTTGGATATAATGATTCTATTATACCAAATTATACTATAAAAAATTTATTTGATGAAGAAACAAAATTACTTGATTCAGAATTCTCTAATCTTTCACTTGATCATAATTTTAACATAAAATCATTTACTTTATTCAATACCAATATACCTTTTCCTTTTACTAATCAATTTAAAATATTATTATTATCATTCTTAAAAACAGTACCTCGAATAAATAAACACATTTTAACATTAGGTGACTTTAATAATATTTATTATAATGATGATTCATTAGGAAATAGAATTTTTATATTGAATGTTAATATACAAGATTCTACAAAATTTACATCTAGAAATATCAAAGTAAAATTTCTCGTAAATAATATAAGAACATTTACAACAAGTGATCAAAATTCTAATTATTTACCAACATTTGATCCAAATTTACTTGATAAATATTCTTCGCTTTTAGGTGTTATTTTAGATAAAAATGGTTATGCTAATTTTACTATGACTGGTATAGACGAATCAGATCCTAATTTTTATTTAATTTATAACCAATTATATTTAATGGATCCATTTATTACTTCTAATATTGATATGATAATTACTAAAGATATGAAAACTTCATTTTATAAATCGTTAGCTTATCATCAACAATATGCATCTGGTAGTATTAATTCTAATGGTATATTTAATGCTAATTCAGTTGGTTCTAATTAGTTTAAAAATTGAATTATTAACATCTATTAAATCTATTAAAATATTACAATGTATTCTTGATAATTATGTTTATCTTATTGTTGAAGATAAACAAGACGAAAAAATTTACAAATTCATAAACAAAATTTTAAAGATACTTTGTATATCTTTAACACTATAAATTATGTGATTCACGATTATATTATTTGTAAGATTCAACTTATTAAAAGCCAAGAATTTTTTCATATGATCATATTCTTATATTTTATAAATACATACTAAATACTATTGTTAAACAATCACATAGATTTATTCAAACTAGAATTTGATCATGAACAGGTTTAAGAACGCTTAACAGAACGCTTAGCACTTCGTTTTTTAGTAGAACGACGTTTAGTAACACTTCGTTTTTTAGTAGAACGCTTTTTTATAGAACGACGTTTAGTAGTAGAACGACGTTTAGTAGAACGACGTTTAGTAGAACGCTTTTTTGTAGAACGACGTTTAGTAGTAGAACGACGTTTAGTAGTAGAACGACGTTTAGTAGTAGAACGACGTTTAGTAGTAGAACGACGTTTAGTAGAACGCTTTTTTGTAGAACGACGTTTAGTAGTAGAACGACGTTTAGTAGTAGAACGACGTTTAGTAGTAGAACGACGTTTAGTAGAACGCTTTTTTGTAGAACGACGTTTAGTAGTAGAACGACGTTTAGTAGTAGAACGACGTTTAGTAGAACGTTTTTTTGTAGAATGACGTTTAGTAGAACGACGTTTAGTAGAACGTTTTTTTGTAGAACGACGTTTAGTAGTAGAACGACGTTTAGTAGAACGCTTTTTTGTAGAATGACGTTTAGTAGTAGAACGCTTTTTTGTAGAATGACGTTTAGTAGAATGCTTTTTGTGTTTTGGTGACAATGTTTGTACAAATTTCATATCTTTATGAAATTTAGCAGCGGTTTCAGGATGTTTATTTTTATTAAAAAGTCTTAATACATTTAACTTTTTTACAATAGTACCCCATCCTTGTTTAGATGCTAAATTTGTTAAAATAGATCTACGTGTTTTTTGATTTAATGAAAGAGTATATCCTGGTAATGCTCCCTTTTCAAAATGAATTCTAATTGGACTTTTTGTTTTAGTTGACATTTATAATATAACTAAACATTTTCTTTTTAATAAATAAAATTTAATATTTTTGCGTTTACTATTTAAAATTAAAACAAAAATTTATTTTAATAATTTAAGTTAATGACTACAAAAGATAGTTTAACTACATTAATTGGAATGGAATTAAATGGTTATACTATTACTAAATATATATCTAGTGGTAGCTTTGGTGACGTATTCTGTGGAGTTTGCAATAAAACAAATGAATCTGTCGCTTTAAAAATACCTATTATAAATCAAGAAAAAGATGGAGAAAGGTGGCTTATTGAAGAAGCAAAAATTTATAACGCTTTACATAAACAAAAAAGTGAAGAAGATGAAAATTGTGGTCTTGCTAATATTAAAATTTTATCAAACAAAACATTAAACAAAAAAATTATGATAATGGATCTTCTTGGACCATCTTTAGAATCAATTCTTTGTAAAAATAAGAAATTTACAATCAAGAGTATTATTCTTATAGCTATTCAATTAATAAATACTATGAAATATATACATGACCGTGGATATATTCATAGAGATATTAAACCTGATAATTTTGTTATAGACAATAAAAATGGTGAAAAAATATTTTGTATAGATTTTGGATTAGCAAAAAAATATGTAAAAAGAAACAATGAACATATACCTTTTGTTAAAAATAATAAATTTTGTGGCACTGCTAGATATGCAAGTATTGCTGCTCATAAAGGTTATACGCAATCTAGAAAAGATGATCTTGAAGCAATTGGTTATATGTTAGTCTATCTTTTTCGTGGTAAACTTCCATGGGAAGGCATCAAACACAAAGATAAAAAGGAAAAATATCGTTTAATTTTAGAAAAAAAAGAAAGTATATCTGATGAAGATTTATGTAAACAATTACCTAGAGAATTTTTAGTATTTTTTAAATATGTAAGAAATATGGATTTTGATGAAGTACCACCTTATAAAGCTTTTACTAAAATGTTTAAAAAATTATTTGATTCTAAAAATTTTAAAAATTCGCGTTTAGACTGGGTTAAATAACTTTTAAGAAAAGTTTTATCAAAAATGAATTGCGTTTAGAATTTAAAGATAAATTATTAATATATCATATAACCACTTATTAGACGTATTAAATGAACGAAGAAATTAAAGAAGATAATAACTGTATTGTAAAAGCATTTGAAAATAATCCAATAGCAATTATTACTGAAGAAATAGATAATAAAAAAATTTATTGTTTTAAAGCTAATGATATTGGTAAAGCATTAAAATTATCAAATATCGCTGTATCAATACAAAGTTATGACGATGACGAACGAGTCCTAAGGAAAGCTTATGACTCCAATAATATAGAAAGAGATACTACTTTTTTAACAAGTCAAGGTGTATACAGATTATTATATAACTCTAAAAAAGAAACAGCTAAAAAATTCAGAAAATGGGCGGGGAATATATTAGACGATATAATTTTTAATGAAAGTGCAGAATTAAAAAAACAACTAGAACATAAAGATCAACTTTTACTTGATAATAAAAATGAATTACAAGCAAAAGAACTATTAATAAAGAAAAAAGACAAAGAAATTAAACAATTAGCTAAAAAGATTTCTTTAGATTGGTTATATGTAGCAGTAACTGATAGTATAGAAAGTGTTTCAAAAATAGGAATAGCTGAAGAAATTTTAAAAAGAATTGATGGGCATTTAAGTAGTAATCCTGGGTTTAAATATGTTTTTACTTATCAATCTAAAAATAATAAATTAATAGAAAAATGTATAAAAACTTTATTAGAACCATTTTTGACAAACAAAAGTGAATGGTTTAATATAGAATCAGGAGATCTTATATATATTGTAAAATTCTTTATTAATATGTTTGATAAAAATAATGGGAGTGAAGATCCAAAATTAATTATTGATTATATTAAAAATCTATCTAAAAAAGAATTAGAACAAGAATATATTTCTAATAATATATATGATGAATTTTTTAAAGAAAATATTGAATTCAGTGAAAATTATAAATGTACAATGTATAGTATTCAAAAAGAATTAGAAAAATATTTAATACATAAAAATATAGATATAAAATGTAAATTAACACCTAATTCAACAAGGTATTTAGAATTATATACTTTAGATATCAAAAGATATATTAAAAATAAACATAATAAAAATACAGAAAAAGTAAGTATTGATGATGTTAAAAATAACATTAGTATTTCATCAAGAGTTGGATATATAGGTTTTAGAATGAAAAATTTGTATGTTGATAAATCATTTGAACAAAAAATATATACTGATTTTTTTAATGATAATTTAATAATTAATAATGAATCACGTATAACAGTTTCTGAAATTTTGAAAAAATTTGATATATATATGACAAATAAAAATATAAATATTGATTTTATAAAAACCAAAAAGGGATATTTTTCTATACCCTTTAGAGATGAATTTGTTAAAGAATTAGAATTGTATAGTAAATTAAAAGTAAATCCTCATCTTAATACAGGTAAAAAAAATGGATATTGTGGTTTTATTGGGATAAAATTGCGATAAATACTTATTTATTAATTATTTAGTATTATTATTATTATGTCTTTACCACCGATTAATAATTCACTTGTAAGTTACGGTTCTTCGGCTCAAAGATACATTAAATTATTAGAAGAACATACCGAACTTAAAATAAAACATGAAAATACCAAAAAAGAACTTGAAAAACTTGAAAAAGAAAATCAAGAAAATACAATTATTAGTTCAATGAATGATATGAAAAAATCATATGAAATTCAAGAGAAAAAAATAGAAAAATTAAAAGAATGTATAAGTGAGATTTATGATTATATCAGAACCGCTAAAGCTATGATAACTGTTGTTTCTACAAATGTGTCAGATTATACAAATATGCGAACTTTTAAATATGAACTTAGAACTAGATTAGAATTTGTAATTGAAATGTTGGAATCAAGTTTAAAAAAAAAAAGTGAATTATTATATTTAGAGTATGATTTATAAAAAATTGAATTTCAATTTATCCTTTTAATAAATTAAATGAAAATCGTTATAGGTGTATCAGGTAAATTGGGTTCTGGCAAAAATTTTATTACAACAAATGTTATTATTCCCGTTTTAGAAAAACGTAAACAAAGATATCTTGAATTAGCGTTAGCAGATCAAATAAAAATTAATGTTATGACTAAAAATGGTATTGAATATGATGATGTATATCTACGTAAAACTGAAAGTTCAAGACAATTATTACAAACAGAAGGAACTGAAGTAGGAAGAAATTTTGACAAAGATATTTGGATAAATTATTTGGATAATTGGATACATGTATTTTTTAATCGCGGCATTGATACTTTTGTCGTCAGTGACTGCAGGTTTATGAATGAATTTGATTACATTAAAAATTCAGGTGGTATTATGATTAAAATTGTTGCTCCTAAACGTAATCATTCACGTTTACTACAAGAAAGTAATGGAAATCAAGAAATTTATGATAAAATCAGCACACATCGTTCTGAATGTGATCTTGATTCATTGAATGATAATATGTTTAATTTAATTATATACAATGATCCAGAAGATCAATATGATATTGATGACTTACAAAATCAATTTGAAGAATTATTAAATAGATTTTAACCGATATCAATTTAGTTTTTGGATACTTTATTAGTTGTTTAATAAATTTTCAGTGAAATTTTTCATACATAATTCAAGGTGTTTTATATTTATAGGTTTTGGAACATAATCATTAAACCCCATATTTAGGTATTTGTCACGATCTTCTTTTAAAGAATAAGCTGTAACAGCTACTATATATGGTTGTTTATTACCTTTTAAAACATATTCTTTTTTTTCACGTTCAATATATCTTAATTTATAATAATCTAATATATATTTACAAACTAATTCTCCATCTAATATTGGCATTTTAATATCCAATATAACTAAATCGTATCTTTTTTTTGACATCATTTCTAAACACTTTCTACCATCATCTACTATATCAATGCAATTATAATTTAATTTATTCAAAAATTTAATTACAACTTTTTGATTTATTATAACATCTTCTACTAATAATATACTTATATCATTTTTTAATTCTTTGTTTAATTGAACATACGTTGGCTTATTAATTTCTATTTTACAATGAACTAAATTTTCTAAACATAATTGTTTTAATTTTGATTCTTTATATGGCTTTAATAAATGTCCATTAAAATGCGATTTATAATCATTATTAATTTCTCCCATTGAACTTAATACAATTAATGGTATATTTTGATTATAATGTCTAAATTTAATAGAAAAATCTAAACCATTCATTTCAGGCATATATGCATCAATTAAACCTATATCATAATTATTCGAATTAATTTTTGTCATGTGTAAAGCTTCTATAGCTGAACTAAATGGGATTGGTATCATACCCCAATTATTAATTATATTTGTTAAACTAATTCTATTTTCACGATTATCATCTAATATTAATACTTTTTTACCAAATAATATATTATTATTTACTAAATCATCATTTATTTGTTCAATTTCATTATCTGATTCACATGATTTTAAGTTTATATTAAATTTAAATTTTGATCCTATATTTACTTGACTAGATTCTAAATATATATCACCACCCATCAATTTTACTAATTCTTTACTTATAATTAATCCTAAACCAGTACCTTGATTTATACTAGATGATTTATTATCTAATTGAGTAAATGCTTTAAATAATTTTTGTTTATCATTATCATTAATACCACATCCAGTATCTTCTATTAAAAATTCTATAGTATTGTTTATATTTTTTATATTTAATAAAATATTACCCTTATCTGTAAATTTTATAGCATTTGTTAATAAATTTAATAATACTTGTTTTAAACGATTATTATCTAACATTACATTTTCTGGTAAATTTGAATCTATTAAAAAGTTATATTCAACTTCTTTTTTTTCACATAATTTAGTAGTTAATATATCATTTACTGACTCTATACATTTTCTTAAATTTATACATTTCAAGTCTAAATTTATTTTACCTGCTTCTAATTTAGAAAAATCTAATATATCATTAATTATTGATAATAAATTTATAGAACATTCTCTTAACATATTTATATAATCAATTTGCTCATTATTTATATTCGTATCTTCTAATAATGTTATCATACCAATTATCCCATTCAATGGTGTACGGATTTCATGTGACATGTTTGCTAAAAATAACGATTTATGATTATATTCTTTATCATTTATTTTCTTTGATTGTTTACATTTTAATTCTAAATTTTTATAATAATCAATATCATCTAATGTTATCATAAATTTATTCAATTGTTTATTATACACTCTATTTATTTTTACCCATAAACTTTTGTTATTAATATTTATTTTACATATAGATTCTGATTTTATTTTATTATACATTAAATCTTGACATTTTTTTTTTTCTTCTTCTTTAAATTCAGATTCAATTAAATCTATATAATCACTAAAAGATTCTTTTTCTTTTATATTATTTTTTATAAAAAAATTTTTTATATGATTATTCATATAACATAATGTGTAATCTTCATTTAATACTATCACTCCCAAATTAATATCATCTAATAATGATATTGACAACATACTAACTTATATTTCTTTAATATTTTTAATTTTTCTAATTTTAAAATTAATTTCGCGTTTAATTCAAATTTTAAATTTAAAGATAATTAATATATCAAAATATCAAATAATGAATCAAATTATAAAAACTGAAACGATAGATTTTAATGCTTTAGTTAGTAAAAGTGTTACTTTAAGTGAAAATATACAATCTAAAATGATAAATATTCTTAATAAAGAATTTACTGAAGAACAACAACGTTGGTATATAGCTAATTTATATATTTATATGAATTATCATCCAACAACGGATTTTCCTATTAATTTAGAAACTGTAGTAAAGTTGGTTGGTTTTGCTCATAAGAAAAATGCTAAGAGAACACTTGAAAATAATTTTACACTAAACGAAGACTATAAAATAGTTTTGCTCCCAAAAGAGCAAAACCTATCCCCTAATAAAAAAGATAAAAAAGATAAAGGAGGAAGACCAGAAGAACAAATTATGTTAAATATAGATACATTTAAAAATATGTGTATGCTTGTTAAAACAGAAAAATCAAAAGATATTAGAAAATACTATGTAAAATTAGAAAATATTTATAATAAAATAATTAAAGAAGAAATAGAAAATACTAAAAATTTATTACAACAAAAAACAGAAGAATTAGAACAAAAAGACACTGAACACAAACAAGATTTAAAATTAAATAGACATACAATGCTATTACAAAAATTTGATAATAAAAATTGTGTATATTTATGCGAAATAGAGTCTAATTTAATTAAAATAGGTTCTTCTCAAGATATCAATACTAGAAAAGTAGATTTAAAAAGAGTATTTGGTTCATGTACATTTTTAGATATATTTGAATGTAATTCTGATTTTAGAGAAATTGAACAATGTATTTTATCTACAGTTAGAACAAATTTATATAAAGAACCTATAAATGGACATATTTCAAAAGAAGTAGTTTTATTAAATGAAAACGTATTTAACTATAATCAATTAGTTACAATAGTAAGAAATACAATTAATACATTTATAAATAAAGAAATCGAATCTAAAAAATTAGAATTAGAAACTAAAAAAATAGATTTAATTAATAATTTATTAAAAGAAAATTTTACTTATGAACAAATTTATAAATTAATTAACAGTAACGAAGTAATCAATATAGTTCAACAAAATATTCAACCTGAAATTAAACAAGTAAAAGTTGCTGACACCGTTCATAAAAAAGGAAGAAAAATTCAAGTTATCAATCCTGATAATTTAAATGTTATAGTAAAAATTTATGATAGTATGATGTTTGCTTTAAGAGACACAGAACATGATTACGATAAACATTCTATTCAAAGTGCTGTTAAAAATAATACAATTTATAAAGGCTATAGATGGTTATTTGTTGAACACGGCAAAGATATCAATATTATTAAAAATATTCAACCAACATTTAATCCAACAAAAAGAGAACCTAATTTATCCGTTATTGTAAGAGTAAATCATGATAAAACAGAAATAATTGAAACTTATTCAGGAATTACTAAAATTAAAAATAAATATAAAATTAGTTTACCAAGATTACATAAAATTATTAATGAAAATAAATTATTTGATAATAGTTATTTTATTAAAATCACAGAGTGTTCTAATGAATTATTATCAAAATATAAACAAAATAATCAGATAGCTAAAAGAACAAGTACTAAAGCTACTCCTATTAAAATGTGTAATATAATTACTAAAGAAGAAATCTTTTACAAATCTATATCAGATGCAACTATTAAATTTGGTAGTAATGAAAAAACTATAACTGATTCTATTAAAAATAAAACAATTCTTAATGGATATATTTTTGAATATGTTTAAATAATTTATATAGTTTTGCTTTACTTTTTCTAAAAGTATTATTAATTTAATAAATTTAATGAAAACACATATAATATTAATATAACTGTAAATATATTATCTACAGATGTTGTTTCATTACTTATAGCACTCGTTAATAAAGTATATCCAAATATTATAGCTAAAGTTGTATTACTATTTAATGTACCGCTTGTTTTACTCAAGAAAAATATCATTATAATAAAAATAGCTAATTTTGAATTGAATTGGGAATACATATTTTTCTTTTCATCTTTATTTTTGGTATTTTGTCTAGTATCACTTAAATTAGTAATACTATTAAATACATATCTTAACGTAAAAACTAAAATAATATATTTAACTATTAAAAAATTTTGAACTGAATCTTGTATTGGTCCAAAATAATAATAATACACAAAAATACCATAAAACATTAATTCATTTAATAATGAATATTTTTTTATTCCCGTAAAATTTTCATTTACATAATTTTGAAACTTGTCATTAACATTTAATACAAGTAAATTATCTACTTCTTTATTGTTATTCATTCTTATATAAATAATAACAATAAAAAAAATTAGTTAAATATGTTAATTTTAATAAATTACATAAATTAAACTGAACTTGTCGGGCTAGATACATCACTAGATACATCACTAGATACATCACTAGATACATCACTAGATACATTGTTTGACGCAGAGCTACCATGTTTAGCTAATAGTTTACGTAATTGAATTTTTTCTTGTGCATTTTTCTTTGCTTCTTGAACTTCTTTATATTCGTTATATTTATTCTTAATTGATTCACCAGCTGATTTCATACCAGATGATAACTTGGCCCCAAATGATTTCATACCAGATGATAACTTGGCTCCAAATGCTTTAGAATGTTCCGATAATTTAGCACTAGCTGAATCTAATTTAGCACCCCAGTCAGCAAACCCACCACCTTCTTGTTTTAATTGCTCAGTAACATTATGAGTTACTTCTTTAAGACTTTCTAATAAAGTAGCTTGTTTTTCCTTGCATTTACCAGCACCATCAACTAAATCTTTAATTTGTTCTCTAATATCATTGGCTTTTGATATTTGTTCATTGAGTTCACTCTTTGAAGCACCATTTGAACGTAAATCAGTAATTGATTGTCTAACTTCACCATGAACCCCTGTTAATTCTTTGTATTTAAGTAAACATGCATTGTGTTCAGCTTCTAATTCAGCTGAAGCACCACCATACATTTGAAGTAAATGCCCCATTCCTTTCATACGATAATGAGATTTAACACGTGTCTTTCTAACTGTTCTGTAATGAGAACGAACTCTTGAAGAACTTTTTCTTGAAGAACTACGTTTAGATGAAGAATATTTCTTTACGCTTTTTTTAGCTGATCGTTTTTTATAAGATTTTCTTGCCATGTTTATAATATATCTAAACAAAAAAAATATTTAAATTAATTATTTAAATAATATTAAATAAAAAAAAATTTAAGATTTAAATAAAATTACTTTATGTAGTTGAAAATTTTTTAGCTTTCATTAAACAAACATTAATATAACTACAACCCTTTTCTGTTAATTTACCTTGTATACCATTCATTATAATAATTTCACCAAATGAATTATAATCACGATGAATTAAATTTTGTCTTGGATCATCTAATGAAATCCATACTAAATTTTTATCATTATATGGATCTGAATCTTCATAATCAGGCCAATAAAAATCTTTTGTAATAATTTTTTCTTCAATTCCTTTTAAAATAAATTGAGTATCTTCTTTTCCTGTTGTACTATCATAATAAATTCCCATTTAAATATAAAATATTTTTATCTTTAAATTCATTAAACATTAAAATTATCTAAGATTTTAGCAACTAATTTAATATATTTTACTTGAGCTGTCTCTTTTTTCATTCCTTTACGTTCATTCCACGAACTCCATTTTGCTTGACCTTTAAAATCTAAAAATGATGGCTGAGATGTTTTATTATCTCCAATTGTAGCTTGTTTATAATAACTATATAATTCTAATAGAATAGTATTATCTAATTTTTCAAAAGACTGTAAAGACTGAATTTTTTTAGACGATCTTTGAAAATCATCATTTAATAATTTATTAATATCTACGTTATTTGACATTTTATAAGTTTATTCATTATAAAAATATTTAAATTTTAACGAAAACTTTTAACCAATTTTATCAAAAACACTTAAAGTTTAATAATCATTATTATCATTACAACATTCACCATTTCTTACACAATCTTCTCCACCACAATTATCACATTCTTGAATCAGATCAAGAAACCTCGGTTCATATAACCTCGGTTCAAATATATCATGATGATATTCTCTTTTAAACTTTCCCCTATAATAATTTAATTTTGGTTCAAAACAGTTTTCTTTTTGATTTTTTTCCAAAAAAATAGTCATATCTCTTCCAGATGTACTATTTAAATTGAATTCTTCTAATTTAACATTAAAATTATTGTAAAGTGTAGAATAATATTTTTGTACTTCAAGTAAACTTGAAAATACACCTAAAGTTTGATTTGAATTTGATAATATGTAAACTAACATTGGTTTTAAAATAACAAAAAAAAAATATTTTCAATTTATTTTATAATATACTATACAACTTTTTTAGAGTCATTTAAAAATAAATGATTTTTAAACTAAATTAAAGTAAACTTTAGTTTCTTTATCTTTAAAATGAAAGTAGTTAATGTAAAAGTTAAATATATTCGTCCTGAATATCAAAATTTACACGAATGGATTAATGATAAAAACAATGAATATATAGGTCGTGGAGGTGTAGTTTTTATTAATGGAGAAAGATATCCTAAAAAAGATTCTAAATGGGCAAATCCATTCACTATTAAAAAACATGGTTCTAGAGAAACCGTTATCAAATTATATAAAGAATACATAATTGAAAAAATTAAAAATAAAGAACTTGAATTATCTGAATTAATTGGAAAAAACTTGGGATGTTGGTGTCATCCAGAAGCTTGTCATGGAGATATTTTATTAGAACTTAGTAATAAATTGAACCTATTTTATAAATAGAAGGATTTTCTGTTAAATTATTGATTACTTCAAGTAATTTGTTTTCCCAATCTTCTTTATCAAGTAAAACTGATTTTTGACATATTCTTATTATACTAAATCCATTTTCAATCGCTAAATTATTTTTTTCTTCATCAATTATACTTGTTTTTTCAGGACTTGTCCAATTACTTACTTGTATAAAATGTTGAGGACCATCTAATTCTATTAATAAATTTATTTTAGTAATACAAAAATCATACCTTCTATATGATTTTTCAGTTTTTGTCCAATCAAACCTTTTTTGAGTTTCTACTTTGTATTTATCTTTTAACCAATCAAATAGTTTCAGTGCAGTTTTATTCTTACAAGTTGGACACCAACTTTTTTGGTTAACAACTTGATTAGGTGACATAATGAACTCTTTAATACATAAATTACAATTAAAATAATATTGTTTATTAGTTAGTCTAAAAACTTCTCTGGCAGTTAATTCGTTTTTATCACTCCAATATTTACTTTGTAAATTACCAGCAAAACTTTTTTCTAAACATTCTTTACAGCTTTCATTATTACATAATATTTTACTTGCGCAATAAGAACACCACTTACCTTCATTTATATGAGCTAATGTCATTTCAAAAGAATGTGTACATTTATCACAATCAAACCAACATTTATCATTTGAATATTTATGTAGTTCTATAGGTAATATTTTATTTAAATTGCTCCAAAATATACTTTTTGAATGACTCGCAAAACTTCTTTCAAAACAATCTTTACAATTAGTATCTTTACATATTCTATGACCAGAACAGTAATGACACCAATTAGTATTATTTGTAATTCCAGAAATTCTTATTTCAAAATGATGTTTACATTTATTACAATTAAACCAATATTTTTTACCATTTGATATTGTAACTTCTTTTGGACTAATTTTATTTTTATTACTCCAAAACTTACTTTTTGGATGCGAAGCAAAACTTCTTTCAAATGGTATATTTTTCATATTAATATTTTAAAATTAATATAAAAATTCAATTTTTTACTTAGAAATTTAATGCGAAACGCGACTTAAGAAGACTAAGTTTAGCTGCGAAATTCTTTTGTACAGAAACAAAGATAATTGAGCTAACGAATCCACTAGCCGCATCAACTTCACCTTTCTTATTAGAAACATAATTACTGTTAAGACTTAACATAAATGGAATAACTTCAGCAATTTTACGTACATAATAAATAGCTACAATATTAATAACTAATTGTAAAATAACCCAACCCCATAATTCAGTATTAGTCATTTTTTCATCAGCGGCACCACAAAATTTATCAATTGCAGAACCAAGATAAAAGGCAAGAATGAAAATAATGATTCCATCTTGAATCATTTCTAAAAGTTTGGAAAGTCTGATTGTATCAAAACGAAGTAATCTTTCAACATTATCTGTTTGCATTGACATTTTGTTTTATAATTAATACAAATAAAATAATTTTATTAAAATAATAAAATTATATAAAAAAAAGTTTTATTTATACTTTAGTCCAACGTCTAGTTCCATTAACAGTTTTTACAACTTTATACATATTTCCATCATTTCCTTTCATGGTTGTTCCTATCTTTTGACTAGAAGCACCTGTAGATGGACTTGGTCTATTAGCCCGTCTATCATTTACACTTGAATTTGTTTTAGAATGTCTAGATCTAACTGAAAGTTTCTTGGAACTACGTTTCTTAGTTGAACGTTTCTTTGAAGATCGCTTTTTCATTGAACGTTTCTTGGTTGAACGTTTCTTTGAAGATCGCTTTTTCATTGAACGTTTCTTGGTTGAACATTTCTTTGAAGATCGCTTTTTCATTGAACGTTTCTTAGTTGAACGTTTTTTGGAACTACGTTTCTTAGTTGAACGTTTTTTGGAACTACGTTTCTTAGTTGAACGTTTCTTGGTTGAACGTTTCTTGGTTGAACGTTTAGTTGAACGTTTAGTTGAACGTTTAGTTGAACGTTTCTTAGTTGAATCAAGTTCTCTTGATAATCTATTTATAATTTGCATTAATTGAGATATTTTATAATATAATACAATATTTTAAAAATATTTAACACGGTCCTGCTCACATTTTTGGTTCAAATTATTTAATTTAATACATGAAAAATGAAATTCCAACATAATTATTTATTGAATCAATAGTAGAAGCATTACTTATAGTAAATGAACAAGCACCTGCTGATTGATTTGTAACCATTACAACAGGTATACCATTACCATTATAATTTGACACTGTCATTAAAATATTATTTCTATTACTTAATATATTCGAATTAAGCATTGTATATCCTAATGCACTTTGAGTTGCGATTGTTTGATTTGAATTTTGAAAAAACCCACATTGGTGTGATCCTGTATCTATTGAATTGTTAGATACTTGTATAGTTTGTAAAAAATTTTTAAATAACACATTACCAATTGTAATATTACTAACATCCGAATTAGTAATTTTTGAATTTGTACTTGTAATATTAGTTGAAAATAAATTTGAAGTAGTCATATTTGTAGTTGTTAAATTCGCCGTAGTTAAACTAGTTGTAATTAAATTTGTAGTTGTTGAACTAGATGTAATTAAATCTGTTGTAACTAAATACGAAAAAGAACCACCACTATTATATACACTTAAATCACCTAAAGTATTTCCATGACTTGACATTGTTAAACTAAATAAATTACATTCACCTGTACCTCCACAAAAAAAATTACCAGCTGTATCAAATATAAAACCACTGTTATTTGTATAAAAATCAAACGTCAAACCATTTAATGCTATATTTCCACTTGTAGACATTCCAAAACTACTTTGTTGAGGAACTCCAATTGTTAATGAATGTCCTGTCATTGCTATATTACCATCTGATGTCATCATTACATCACATGCTTCACTCGCATCTAATTGAACAGTAGATCCGTATATAGTTATATTACCAGTTGTATTCTGTCCAATACTAGAATTAGCTCCTGTTAATGTTAAAGAACTTAATCCACCAAGTGGTGTGTTATTATCTAATATTTGACCATTGACTGATGTTAAGAGATCATCGTTTAATATAATTCCACCAAAAATTTTATTTACAAATCTAGATTGACTCATATCTTATTTTTATTATTATCCAATAAAATAATAAAAATTAATTAAAAAATTATCTCTAATTTACTTTACATGTTATAATATTTATAATTTTAATTTAGTAAATTAAATTTATTGAATATTATTATTATTATGTATATTACTAATTTAAAAACATATTTTACATATAGTATAAAAATTTTCTTATTAGCTTTTATATTAGGTAAAAGTATCGATAATATTTTTATTATTATTCAAAAGAAAACAGCAGAATATAAAATTAACAAAATATTTTACGGTATATTACAACTTGTTTTTGTTATTTTAGTATCTTTTTATTTACATATTTTTACAAATAATCAAGTTAGTGATGAATTACAAATATACTCACCAAGTGTACTTTTTTCCAGTTTTATATTTGCTGTACAAACCAATATGATGAAAAATTTAGATGTTCTTACCGTTCAAAGTAATTAAAGAGCTTTACAGCTCTATATAAAATAAAATATTAGTCGTTAGGGTACTAAACCCCTTGTTGTTGTTTTTCCATATTTTTAAGGTCAGCTTCTTTAATAGCAAGTAATTTAGTCATGTCTACTTTACCTTTTTCTGGTTCATTTAATCTGATTTCATGTAAAAGAATATTTTCTTGGTTAGCTAATGTAAGAATATACTTTCGACATTGTCTGACATTTGTAAAAATACCTAAAATATTAGAGTATTCTGTTTGACTTAGGATATAGACTCTCTGACCCATTTTATTTATAATGTTATAAATAAAATTTTCAATTTTAATTTAAACATGTGTTATTTTAACTTTCTCAAATTTATTCCAAAATTTAATTGCTTTTGTATCATCTATAGAAACACTGACTTTTTTTACATTTAAATTTTTTATTTATAATCATCTTTATCGTAACTATCACTAGATTCAGTTTCACTAGATTCAGTTTCACTAGATTCAGTTTCACTAGATTCAGTTTCGTCTTCAGTTTCTTTTCTTACATTTATTAATTTAATAATTGTACTTGTAGCATTTGTTTTAAAAAATGTTTTTAAAGATTTTGATTCATATTCAAATACATACCAATCAGGGTCTTCATTTTCATTTTCATTTATTTCTTCAATAAAATATTCTTTATCAAGACTTTTACGTTTAGTATGTCCTTCAATACAACTTGAGAGTTCTTCCATAGTTGTATATCCTTTTATTCTTTCTGATTCTTCTAAAACAGAATTTTTAAAAGCATAATAACAATCACTTTTAATCTTTATTACATTTTTATTAAGTATAGTATATGTTCCATAAAATATTATTGACTTCATATAATATTTTTTAATAAAAAAGTATTCAAAATATAACTTATACTTTTAAATTATACATTATAACTCGCCATAAATACACCACTAAGAATATAATGACACCCTTGTCTAATATTTGCAGAATAATCTTCACTTATAGATCTTGCTATATAAAGAATTGTTGCTATTATTAATGCCATTTTTATATCTTTAACATAACTAATATTTTTATTATCTATTTTATCAGATAATATCTGTACTATTAGTAATAATAAATACATTTCTATAAAATATCCACCACCCAACTGATATTATTCACGAACCTGTTTCACGTTAAATGGGGCTTGCGACGCGATTGTAAAGTTCACTTTGTAAAATTTTATATGATACACTTCATATAAAATTGTTAATTTCGCGCCCTAGCTTAAAGTCGAGCGGGGGCGTTACCCCGCTATGTTAGTAATGTAATCCATTATTTTTGGTATTGAATCCTTTGAACTTACCACTGATAAATATTCCAATTTTAATTCATCCAATAAATTTTTAAAAAGAATGTCTATTTCTTTTGCCTCTTCTTCATCTTGTATTCTACCTTCTCTTTCATATGGAAATTCTTCATTTCTTTCCAAGTAAATATATACATTATCAAATTCACCCATCTTTTCTTTTAACATTTTTTCAGTCTTTTCGACATTACAAACATTAGTATGATGGATGCGGTTATAAAGCATACCAATTACTAAACCTGAATCACAAACAATATAATCAACTGAATTTTCAACCGCTTTTATCATACGATACTGTTCCATAGATACTTGGTGTTGATTGTCCAATTCACAAAACCGTTTTTGCCAGACTAAAGTTTTTGCATATTCTTGTATGTATTCTGCTTTAAGATGCATCATCTTTAATTCAGCAAATGTTAAAGCCACCATCAAACTTTTACCACAACCACTCCCTGCAACAAAATTTATAACTTTTGTTATCCAACCAATAGTCATATCAGGTCGTGTTTTCCATTTATTTGTTAATAAAAATTGTAAAATATTATCAATATTACTACTATATCTTAGCATTAAAAAATCACCTTCCATTTTATTTTATTAAATTATAAATAAAATTTTCAATTTTAATTTAAACATGCTTTTCATCTTTTAATACTTTTATATATTCTTCACGTAAACTTATTATTTCATCGGTTAATTCAATATTTATTGTATCAATATATTTTAAAGCAACTAATATTTGAGGAGTTTTATAAATACAATATTCTTTTACATCATTTAAAAAATTCAATGAATTTTTACCATAAAACGAGATAGCATAATTATCAATATTATTTATATTTCCGTACATTTCTCCAATTTTTTGTAAAATAACAATATCTGATTTTTGAGTTATTTTAACTCTCAATGTTTTATTGTAAATACCTATAGAACCTTCCGCATCAAATAAACCAGCAATATAACATAAAGACAATCTTTCATACGGTTTATTATTATTACAGTTCTTTAATTCTTTAAGTTTCAAATAAATTTGTTCTTTTTCTTCATTTCTATTTCTTGTATTTATTAATTCAAAAAATTTATTTGCCTCGATTAATTGTTCATATTTTAAGATTGAATATTTCAACAAATCTTGAATTAATGGTTTAATTTGTATACCTGAAGCTCGTAATTCATATTCTTTTCTTGAATTTTTATCATCTCTTTTATATCCAGTTTTTTTTAAAAATGGATAATAATTTTTTATTGTATCAATCCAATTTTCATTTGATTGACTAAATTTAATTCTTAAAGTATAACCTGCTTTCATCTTTTCAACAGTTATAGAACCATCTCCATCAAAAAATCCAGATAAATACTTTTTAAAATTTTCAGTGATTTCCATTATTGTTTTTATTTAAAATTTTAAATAAAATTCAATTTTTTTATAAGTTTTATCATATAAAGTATATGAAACTATTTGCTTACTTAATTGGAGTAAGCGAGGCCTCCCATCGTTAATACCCATCTTTTCAGATTGGGACTAGACTATATCTTAAGCTGTTAAGCCCATTACCATTTAGTCGTTGAACCTTTTCCTTTGTCAAGAGACAGTAAGGAACTTGGATGCGGATTGTCCAATCCTTCACGTTTTTACCATTGGGTACGGCTATTAACCGTGTTCCTCTTAAATGTTTCCAAATAAGAGTGGTAGTGAAGGCTCTAAGGAGTTTCCCGCAGTTTGATAATGTCGCAAAATATTCTTGACATAGTCAAAAACATTCTACTAGCATATTCTTTTTATGAATATACTCTTGCTGGCGTGAAGAGGGTAGTTCACCAGCCATAATTCTAAGAACATTGTAGTTAACAGCGTATACACGGAGTTGACCAGCGTTAGTTCCAGTAGAAAGGTTTAATAGGAGAGTAGCGTTATCAATTCTGGACATGTTAACAGTTCCGGAAGGTTGATGTTGTTCTGGGTTAAGTGCGAATGAGTACACGTAGATACCGGTTGCTGGGCATCGGGTGAAGTGTTGGTATGGTTGAACAACGTTAAAGTAAGTAGCGTCACGAACAGAGAATCGATCTTGTCCGTTAAGTTGGAGCTTAGCATCAACGAGGGTATCAGGTCCAATATAATCAAGACTAGGTGTTCCAGAAGGTCCAGAAGCGGTATAATCGGAATATCTGTTAGCATGAAGAAAAGAATCGGAAAGATTAGAATTAAGTTGGAAGACCCAAGCAAGAAACTTAACTGGGTGGTTAAGAGCAAGCTTGGACTTAATAGCAGAGTTGTTGTATGATTCAGCTCCAGTAAATTGAAGTTGTTCAATTAGGTATTCGTGTTGAACTTGTGCGAATTGACGACGTTCATCAGTATCAAGATAAACATAATCAATGTAAAGCGAACAGTATCCAATAGATGGAGTACCTGAAGCAAGTGCAGCAGAAGTAGATGTTACATAGTTTTGGGAAGCAGGAGTAAAACTGATGTTGAACTTGACTTCGTGATATTGAAGAGCAATAAGTGGAAGAGCAAGACCAGGGTTTCGGTTGAACCAGAATTGAAGAGGAATGTAAAGAGTTGCAGATGGGATTGTTAGAGCAGGAGTAGTAAGAGTAGTAGTGTTACCAGTCATTACTGAGTATCCATCTTCGTGTTCAAAAGTTTGGGTAAGTTCATTCCAGATATTGAGCCAATCACCATAATGACGATCAATTTCTTGCCCACCAATTTCAATGTTGACGTAGTCAATAATAGAGTGACCAACATGACGAGTCCATGCGCAAGTAGTAGTTGCAGCAGCAGTGATGGATGGAAGAACTAATTGAAGGTAAGTTCGGCCAATAAGATCACCATTTCGGGAAACGGTGCAAGAAACTTTTCGACCAAAATCGACAGTTCCATTGAAAGTTTGTTCAATAGATTCAAGTGCGAAATTTGTATGTCTTCGATCCTTTATACCCTACCTTTCGGTATATTTCAAGGGAGTAGACTATATCTTAAGTTATCATTAGAGTTGATTAAACTCTTCAAACCCACTAGCATTTAGTCGTTGAACCTTCACCATAGTCTTATCAATAAAAGAAACTAAAGTTTATTTTAGTTTGTTTAGCGACTTTAGGTGCTTGGCTGCGGATTGTCCAATTCTAAACTTTATTACCATTGGGAACGGCTATTAACCGTGGTCCTCTTAAATATTTCTATATAAGAGTGGTAGTTTAGACTATAAGGAGTTTCCCGTCAATTTGGAAGTGTCGCAAATAAATTATATTTATTCACTAGCAAATTCTTTTAAAATTTACTTTTATGTCCTATCAATTAAGACTACTTTGAAAACGTTTATACCCTACCTTTCAGTATATTTATCAGGAGCTTACGCTTACCTGGGGACTAGACTATATCTTAAGCAAATTCATATGAATTCACCCATTACCATTTAGTCGTTGAACCTTAAACTTGTTGTAAATATTGTGTTGCTAATTTTAATTTTTCTTCCATTGAAATGTTAGAAGATACAAAATATTTATTTGGTATTGAAGGATGATTTTTAACCATATATCCTTGTTTATTTGTATAATTTATTCTATAAATATAATCTGGTAATCCAAAATGTTTTCTTTTAGGTTGTAAGAAATCTTTTTGAAAATTACTAATTTTTTGCTTATGTTCATCTGTTAATTTTTTACCGGTAATAGCTATACGTAATTTTTCTCTTGTTTCATCTGAAACAATTTTACCTAAATTACCTTGTCTAATTTTTTCTATAGTATCACTTGAAAAAGTTCTACCTTTTGCCGAATTAGACATTTTTAATTTAGTTTCTTCCGAAAAAATAATTCCGTTAGTGCCACCTGTTTTTAAATTTAACCCATTTGGATACATTGTATTATATTCAGATATCATATATGATTCATAATAATCTAAATATTCAATATCACAAACTAATAAAACTTCCACTACAAAATTTTCAGATTTATATTTATTTATACAATTATTTAATTTTAAACATCCTTCCTTTTTTAAAGAATTAGCTTCATTTATATGAGCTTTCCATCTTTTTTGAGTTCCCCAAATAATAAATTTATCTTTTCTTTGTGCTAAACATTTTGTTTGACCAATATACAATTTTCCACAAGGCGAAGTTATTTTATAAATTTCACCTTTATTCTGTAGAATATTCATATTTATTTAAGAAAAAAATTAAAATTCAATTTTTTACAATTTAGTTTCTTGGCTGCGGATTGCCCATTTAAATCTAAAGATTTTATCTTAAAAGTTATTACCATACCCAAGTTCTATTCTTGGCCATTAATTCTTTTCAAAATTAACTTGGTATTTTAAGCTTTAGGGGTTTCCCGCAATTTGATAATGTCGCAAATCTAATTAGATTCACTAGTAGCTGAATTATTAGTAAAGGGATAAAAAACTGGCTAGGTTCAATTACTAATATAGGAATTACAACAGATTTTATATAACATATCCTAATAGTTATATCTGGCTACTTTTTTACTCAATTTTTTAAGTAATTTGTGGGTTACCTGTACATTACCCAAATACCTTATTTTTCAATAAGGAGTAGACTATATCTTATGAAGAATTATTAATTCTTAGATTAGCAAAATCTATAGTTAATAAATCTCCCGAAAACCATTTAGTCGTTGAACCTTCTTCTTTAAACTTTTCTAATTTTATTATTATATTTTCTATTTGATTTATATCAATTTCTTTTTTAGATGAATTGTATTTTATAGTAACTGGCATCATATTTGACCAATTCCAACATTTTAATTTTTCATCCTCAATTGTTAAATCAAATTTACAAACAGGTAAGATGTGATCAATTGACCAATATGAACCGTAATTATCCCAGCTCATATCTTTTGTAAAATTATATTCAAACCATTCTCTTAAATATTGAATATTACAACCAATATAATTCATTGTTGAATCGTTTTTAACTAAAACTGTTCTTAAACGTGCTGCTAATGATTTTTTCAATCTATAATTCATATTAGATTTACTTTCATTTCTACACCATTCATTTTTTTGTTCTGTTAAAAACTTAGGATAACAAGTTAGACAAATCTTATTTTTGTAAAATTTCTTCAATTTAGCAAAATCTTTTAATGCTTTTTCTTCTTCGCATTTTTCACATTTTACCATTGTAGTTTCTATTTTATTTTGTCTAAGATTTTTTTTTCTTATTTTATCCCTTTCATTTAAACATTGTTTACATGTTTTCGCATATGAATTTTCTCTATCGGTATACTTTCTATATTCATTAAGAGGTTTTATAACTTTACAATCAGAACATTCTTTTTGTTCCATTTGTATTTATAATATATTTTAAAATTATTCAATTTTAAAGAAGCTTGGCTGCTGATTATCCATTTAAATCTAAATTAGATTTCATCTTATTCATTTTTACTATACCCAAGTTTTATCTTGGCCATATTTATATCACTACAAATACTTAGTAGAATAAGCTTTAGAAGTTTCCAGCAATTTGATTTTCTCACCAGGGATTTTCAAATTAATTTAAATTAATTTCCCTGATTAACATCAGTGGTATTTCATCATGAAATTTCCACAAAGGGTTTTACGAATATCATATTTTTTCAATATTCCCCGACATTTTTCTACCCTACAGATTTTTAAGGTAAATATCTTGAGCTCCATAAGCGCGGTAGTTCCCTTAACTTTCGTTAAGGGCCGGACTATATCTTAAGATTTCATCGAAGTTGATTAAACTTCTCAATCCCAACAACTTTTAGTCTCTGAACCTTCACCATAGTCTAATCAATGCGACTTTAGGTGCTTGGCTGCGGATTATCCAATCCTAAACTTTATTACCATTGGGTTCGGTTATTAACCGAGTTCCTTTTAAATGTTTCCAAATAAAAGTGGTAGTTTAGGCTCTAAGGAAGTTCCCGTCAATTTGAAGTTGTCGCAAAATAGATATTAAATTAATAATTCCATTTTACTAGCAAATACTTTTAATATTTACTTTTACTCGCCTGCTTAAGTTAACGAGTTGCATTCCTTGCTACCCCACCTTTCGGTGTATTTAAAGGGAGTAGACTATATCTTAAGCTATCATTAGAGCTGATTAAACTCTTCAAACCCACTAACGTTTAGTCGTTGAACCTTCACCATAGTCTTATCAATAAAAGAAACTAAAGTTTATTTTAGTTTGTTTAACGACTTTAGGTGCTTGGATGCGGATTGTCCAATCCTAAACTTTATTACCATTGGGTTCGGCTATTAACCGAGTTCCTCTTAAATGTTTCCAAATAAAAGTGGTAGTTTAGACTCTAAGGATTTCCCCGTCAATTTGAAAGTGTCGCGAAATGAAATTAAAAATTCCATCTTACTAGTAATTTGTTTTAAAATTACTATCTAGTCCTAGCAATTAAGACCACCTGCCATTGTTTGTTTTTATAATATACCAAAAGAAAAAAAATTTTTGGAAATAAACTAATTAATTAAAATTAAATAATTAATTAAAATTAAATAATTAATTGTTAAAAAATAAATATTCAAACGTAACTTCTTTATTTGGAATTTTTACTAACCAATTACTTATAGTTTCTTTAAGTAATTTTAATCTTTCATCCCAATTTGATTTTTCATCAATTATTGGAATTCCATGAACTTTATGAATTTTAAAACCAGATTTTATTTTTTTATTATTTAAAATATAATTATCCGGATTAAATCTTATAAATACAATAGGCCTATTACCAAAATCTTGAAATAATTCCATCGTACGTTTATTTTCACAAGGAGTATCTTTATGTTGATTTTCATCACATTCTATAATTAATACATGAGTAAATTTATCAATATAACAATCAGGACGTCTTAATGAACATCCACCAGTTTGTTTATCAAAAATCATAATTTCTTCATTAAATTCTTTTTTTATAAAATCTGTCATATGTTTTTCTTTAATTCTATAATTTTTAGAAACTTTTTCGTTAGGAAATTTAAACATAAAACATCTTAAACAATAATCTTTATATTTAATATTTGATATTCTTGTATCATTACATTCAATACATTTTTTATGTATTATATCAATCATATCTTTTTTTGAATGTTATCTACAATATAATCCATTCTTTTCATTTTCATAATTGTAATTTGGTCTTTTATCACATTTTTCTTCTTTACATTTTTTATGTTTAATATCAATCATATTTTCAGTTTTATGTTCATAACAATATTTAGGATTAAGTTCATCTTTTAAATTATAAATCGGTATCTTATTACATTCTTTACTTTCACATCTTTTAGTTTTTATATTTATCATATTTTCTTTCTTATGTTTAAAACAATAAATTGGTTTTAATTCATTTTCAAAATTACAACTTGGTTGTTTTTTACAGTTTTCTTCTAAACATTTTTTAGTTTTAATATCAACCATGTTTTCTTTCTTATGTTCTTTACAATATAATCTTTCTTTTTCATTTTCATAATTAAATGCTGGACTTTTATTACAATTTTCTTCTTTACACTTAGCTACCATATAATTGTATTAAAATTTCAAAATATTTCAATTTAATTTAATAATTTTTTAAAATCAGCAGCTGTATATTTATAATTTTTTAGAATTTTTCAATTTATTTTTCAAGTAGTGATGTAAAACTTACAGGACTATATTTATAATTTTTTAAAATTTTCATAGTTGACTGATTATAAACTACAAAATAATTTCCGTCATCACTTTTTCTATAAGCCGGTGAATCATATCTTTGTGGAACTTCTTCTTTATAAAGTCGTACTGTTTCAATCGCATCTTCTTCGGTTTCGCATAGTTTACTCATATTAGATTTATGTACTAAATCAAAAGCTTTATCAGCATCAAATCCAAAACTGGCACAAGCACCGAGAACTACATAAAGACTATCTGCTAATGCATCAATAACCTCTGTCATATCTTTTTCTTTAATAGCTTGTTTTAATTCATCTACTTCTTCTTCAATAAGATCAAGTCTGTATTGAACTAATTTAGGATCTTTATCAAAAATTTCATGTTGAACTGTTTTATTTGATTTAACACCAAATGCTTTATTAAATTCTAATACTTTTTGAAAATTTGATGACATATTTTTATTATTTTAATAAAAATATTAAAATTCAATTTTATTTTGTACTTTTCTATTGTTTTTATTTGCTTTGGTTACTTTTTGCTCACTTTTAAGATTTTAAAAACTTAAGTTTTTAAAATTAGTTAAAAAGTGTTTAAACAAACGTTCTTTCAAAATAAACATATAATTGTCTAGTTGAATCATCAATATTCATTTTTAAATTATATCCAAAAGATCTTGTATATTTTTTAATTAATTCTATTTGTTCACCGGTTAATTGAACAAAATTCATATGACCAAATAAAACTCTAATTCCTGTCATTGTAATAATTCTTAAAATATTACTTGTAAATTGTTCAATACCTTCTCTTTCAGCAATTTCAGCAGTTTGTTCTTCTAAAGCAAGATCAATAGAATTAAGATCACCAGGTGGATTACTAAAAATCTTTTCAGCAATATCTTCTGGTCCCATTTCAAAAGTATTATCGTCGTTCTGCATTTTAAATTTAATAAATAATTAATTTTAAATAAAAAAAATTTTAAAGTTCTAATATTTTATTAATTGTATTTGACTCATATACCCATAATGTTACATAAATGGCAACTATAATGTCTACAGTATAATGTGCTCTTGTAACTCCTATCATCATAAAGTGAATTATATTTAATAATATAAAAAGTGATATATTGAAAATATTTGTTTCCAAAAAATTATATTTAAACAATAATAATGTAGCAAGTAAACCAAAACTGGCATGGCCAGAAAACAGTTTATCATAGCATCCACCACCAATAGTTCTGTGATACAACACTGTCCAGAAATCTGTTTTTTTATTTATTTTTACTTTTAATTTAGAATTTCTTGGTAAAATTGTTGATATTATAGAAAAACTTCTTAAAAATATTAATATCATAAATTTCCAAAAAAATTCATATACGTATACAAATGAAATATTCAGTAAATTAAATATTATAGGTAAAAAAAACACTACAAGATATATATCTTTTGAATAATTAAAGACTGAATAGTCGTCAAAATTTGAATGAATAATATCCCATATAGGGGTGTGAAGCTCGCCACCTAACGACAAGTCAGTTTTTTTAGATAAAGTTTTACCTTTCTTTTTTTTGTAAAATTTTGTACCTTTATAAAATACAAAAGACATTGCTGATATATGTACTGTACCAATTACTAACAAAGATATTACAGTTGTTGTAACATCCATTTCTTATTATAACTTTTTAAAAAAAGTTTAGATAAAAAACTAAAAACATTTATAGATAAAAAACTAAAATTTTTTGATAACTTTTAAAAATTAGTTTGAAAAAATTAGTTTGAAAAAATTAGTTTGAAAAAATTAGTTTGAAAAATTTAGTTTAAAATTTAGTTTAAAATTAACTTTATATTAATTTTACCTGTAAATAATGAATAACAATTATACTAATTCTTACGAGTATCATTTAATAAATGAACATGAAGACGATGTAACAGAAGCTTTGATTGATGAAAGAGAACAATATATTAATTCTATAACTAGAGATCTGTACGATATACATGAAATTTTTAAGACATTAAATACAGTTGTTCAAGAACAAGGGTTTCTTCTTGATCATATTGAAGATAATATAGATCATATTGTTGTAAATATAGAAAATGCTGATAACCAATTAGTATCAGCAAAAAAAAAACAAGAAAAAACTGGTTTATGGCTTTGGTGGGTATTTTGGATATTATTAGTTATATGTATAATAGCTATCATTATTGTTATAACTAAATCTCTATAATTTCTTTAAATCCTTCTTCTTTTGTAGGCTTAATATAATTTTTTCTAAACAAATAAAAAACGATTTTAGGTACTTTTTTACCAGTTTCATTAGTTCTTTTTGTATTCCATTCAATCGCAGTTGATATATCTACATTGAATACAAAACATCTAACTAGTAATTTATATTGCTTTCCCAACTCAATAATTTTAGCTCTATTTTCTTTTTTAGGATTAGTAGCATCAAATACAACTGAAAAATCTTCATCTAAATATTTTTTAGCTTCTTTTAACATTTTAGGTAAAGTTTTAAGAATATCTCCACTTAAAATTTTATATTTATCACCAAATTTATTAGCAACAAAACTAGATTTACCAGATGCAGGATAACCTACTAATACAATTATTTCTTGTTCTTTTTTTTGATAATCATTATTATCAACTTTTTTCTTTAATTCAATAGGAAATATATCTTCTGGAATTTTGAAATTAATACCTACATTTTTAGCAAATAAAATGTCATCATTAGAATGATCATTTGCCCTTCCAGCCGCATCACCAACAAAAAATGACTTGGTTTTACTATATTTAATAGAAATATTATCATAAAATAATGCTTTATTTGGCTTTTTTACTTTATTTTCTTTACCAAAACCAACAATTACTTTAATAGGAATATCTAAAGTTCCAAGTGATTCTTTAATCATATCTAATTTCCATAATTTTGTTTGAGTTGTAAAAATATAAATAGAATATCCTTCTAATGATAATTCTTTAATTATTTTTGGTACATTTGGTCTTAACCACTCCCAATCATCTTTATTACTTGGAAATGTTTTACCACCTTTCGGTTTAACTAATGTCCAATCATAATCAAAACAAGCTAATTTTTTATTAACATTATCTATAGGTCCATTAATTTCAAAAATAGTTTCCACGTCCGTATCTTTTGTATTTTTTGTAAAATTTTCATTTTTTTTCACAGAACGTCTTTTTGGAGTTTTCTTTACGGAACGTCTTTTTGAAATTTTCTTTACAGAACGTCTTTTTGAAGTTTTCTTTACAGAACGTCTTTTTGAAATTTTCTTTACGGAACGTCTTTTTGAAATTTTCTTTACGGAACGTCTTTTTGAAATTTTCTTTACAGAACGTTTTTTTGAGGTTTTCTTGACGGAACTTT